TTCTTTCAAGTGAAAGACTTGAGACCTCATTCATAGTGTTTAAAACTATGTCTGATTTAGGCTAGAACACCTATAAATCTTTAACAGTTCTGATTATTAAATAAACACAAAAAAAGACCCCTCCCGAAGGAGAGGTCTGTTCTCGTCCGTCCTAAGGGTATCAGGAAGGGGAGGTGCTGGTGTAAGTCGAAGACTCGACCAAACCGTCAGGTTGCAGAGCAACGTCCTGACGCTCGGGGGGTTCATCGGGGATGATCCAGCAGACTTCGCAGATTGCGAGAGCCTTGTCATCACCAGACAGCTTGTTGGCTTCAGCGCGGGGGTCGTAGATACCGGAGCCCTGAGCCAGACCAGAAGCGGAAGCGCCGCCCAGGTCGGTCGTGGTGAAGAGCTTCCACTGAGTCTCAGAACCCAGAGCAGACAGGCTGCTGGAGTCGATGATGTTGGTGGAAGCGGTGCTGCCGTTAGCGATAGCGCTATTGGAGCCGGTGAGAGTGACACCGAACTGACCAGAAACGACAGTGCCATCGTCTTTCAGACCTACGCCCACAGCGGGAACGAGGGTCAGTTCAGGGGTGGCGTCGGCACCGGCAACGCCGGAGCTAACGAGGTCACCACCGCTGAGACGCAGGGATGCGCGATAGACGTAAGCAGAAGCCGGAACCTTAATGCCATCGGTGATATCAGCCCGGACATCCTTGTGGAAGTCGGGAGAAGGAACGATGACGTTGCCGTTCAGGAAAGGCTGCTCAGCGCTGTTCTGACCAGAGCCATAAGGCTTGGTGTAGTAGCTCATCTGGTTAGACGTGCCCAGAGCTTGATAGCTCATGTCCACGTAACCAACGGCCTGTTGTGCGATCCAGCCAGGCTGGAAAACAACACCGACAGGGCCGCCGATGGGCTGGTTGGTCAGGGTAGTAGAAACGCCGTTAGCGTTTTCATACTGAACTGACTTTTCTTCGTGCCAGTAACGAAGAACGTTGGTGTAGTTGCCAGGATAGATCTTGGCAACGTGAAGCTGGTTAGAGTTGATTGCCATTGTTAGTTACCTCCTCAAGCGTCGAAAGAGTAACCAACGGACACGAAGTCTGCATTAAGCAGTTCGAATCCTGCATACAGCGACCAGATCATCTGAATGAAACGACTGAAATCGTCGTTGTTGTTCAGAAGCACCTGAGCGTTGTTGCCACCGATGCCGACGCCGACAGATTGTGGGCCAAAGAAGATACCGATCGCAGCGTTGTAGTCCTGCGTAGTACCAGCGATGGTGGCGTTTTGGGTCTGGGAAGGCATGTTGGTGGATTCGAAGAATCGCACGCCCTCGAAGACGAATCCCGTAGGCATAATCGGCTCACCAGCCACGAAGCTGGCTTGACCGAAGCCCTGACCCATGTAGATAGCAGCGTTAGGCTGCATAGCTGACATGAGGGGATTGATTTGACCGTTACCGGGGTAGCGGGCCACCTCACGGAAGTCACTGTTCTGACGCAGGTGCATCAAGAAAGTGGGGTCACAAACGCAACGATAGAAACCGTCCTGGTAGGTCGGGGTGTTGCGCTTACGCAGGGACTTGACCACACGGAGGAGGTCGTCCTTAACGTCAAATTTGGCTTGCTCGGCGTTGGTGTAGGTCAGAGCGCCGGTAGCCAGGTCGCCAGGGAAGTAGTAACCACCCTGTGAGTCAGAAGACTGACCCTTGGAAACAGCTTTCAGGAGTTCGTTGATGAACACCCGATCGCGCCAACGACGATAGTCATCGAGCAGAGTCAGGCTGCCGATGGACTGGTGGAAGGTGGTCAGGTTGCCTGTATCGAGCAGCAGACGCTGCGCGGTGATCAGGGTTTCCCGAGCAATCTTGAAGGTAGAAGGCTGGGTGGGGTCGCTCGGGTCCGCAGGACCGGTGTACTCGCGAAGGGTGACAAGCACCTTGTCCTTCACGATGTTCCGGCTGTTGGCCGTACCGATCGTCTGCTCAGCAGTCCGCTCGCGGGACTCCTTGGAGCCGGGGTTTCCGAAGAACCGGTAACGGTCAAGTTGGACCGTCTGACCAGGCTGTTTAGAGAAGTCATGGACAACGACGGGCTCAGCCGCCATTTCCACGATATAAGCCGGGTGAGGCCGATATAATTCGGCACCGAGAATCTTCGGAAAATCATTATCGATGAACATCGATAAGTTCCGTAGAAACTACTTTGTAATCATAAAGGAGATTTATAAAAGTCAGCATATAAGTGTTGCGTTTTTAGCGTTAAATACCTTTCTGATTTGAGCTGTTGACGCCTGGACTAAATGTTCGAATCATGCCTCGTACGCCTTCTCCAAGAACACCATAAGCAGCACCGTAATTAGGAACGTATGTAGAGGCTCTTCCTCGGTACATTCCTCTAATTACGCTCTCCATCGTTCCAGGAACATTTGATCTCTCGGCTGATGCAAAAGTTTGACAATATACAGGCGGTGCATACTCCCAGTCAGCTCTACTTTCTCCTGAGACGACTGTGTTGTAAAGGATCGGATAGCCTCCACGGGGGTAAGTTCCTGCACCCCCTGTCGAACCATTAGTGCTGTCATTACCAAAAGGAGTATTAAACGGGCTGTAAAGCTGTGTGGAGGGCTGTGCTCCGTTCCAATACGTATAAGCCCCAATACTTTTAACACCAGGAATCGGGCCAAACGCTGTCTGAACTGTCGCGTTCGCAGTACTAATCATCGCCTGACGACGATAACCGTTGTAAACAGTTAGTACGCCAGATGCATGTTGTTCGTAGTTATCGTAATTAGTCCAGTAACCGCTAATCGTCGGAGGAACTGCTCGCCATTCTGTGCTTTGGTAAATAGGTAAGTTATATGGAGGCGCATTAAAAGAATAAACTGCTGACCCACCCATCCCAGCGTGGACAGTGCAATAGGGATAAACAGCGCCTGTCTGTCCTGTAGGAACAACAATTTGTAAGTAAGCGCCAGGGTTTCCTTGAGTGCCAGATGTCGTTACTCCGTTTGTAAAAGCTGAGCCACTGGCATGAGTTCCGTCTTGAGTCTCACTCAACCTGAACGGGTGCGAGGATGTCGAAGAATCGGATAAGTCAAAAATATATGTGCTTCCTTGATAAAGAGTAAGACTTTGTTGAGATACACCATCAAGGGCAAATTTATTCCCACCGTCGTTTACAACGGTGACTTCTAAAGTTCTTGTCTCTGGATAAGAAGTAGTTTCAATTCCTAAATCTGCAGGAAAAGCTTGAGGTGGTCCTGGAGTAACGATCCCGAAATTTGCACCAGGCTCAGTGAGCGCTACATAAGTTTGTTGTTCCCCTGATGCATAAACATATCCACTAGAAGTCAGAACATAAGTATCTGTAAGATTTAAATCGTTAGAAGTTCTTTGGGGACCAGACTGAATTTGATGATAAATGTTCTTGTCGTATCGCCAGTTTGTTAAAGCAGCGTAAGTCATACTTTTTACCTATTTCTTTTACTCTAAATCGGTTTATCATTAAAAAAGACTGAGAGGATCAATGCTTGATAAGATCCTTGATGTTGTCGTGGTTGACTGCGACATCGCTGGAGGTTCTGTGGCAGGTTCTGTTAGCGAGTCCATCGTCCACCCAAAGAAAGGTAGGGATATCTTTTTTCACTTCACAAGAGCACTTTTCGTAGGTTGGGCTCTCGCTGTTTTTGTATCTCCTGCTGTATCAGAAAGATTCAAGCTCAGTAAGTCTGAGTCAGTAGCTATTGCTTTTATTGGGGGTTACTGCGGTATTAAGATTCTGAGCACTGCTGAAAAAATGATCGAAAAAAAGATCACTGCAGACACTAAAGATTAATATTCTCGTCAAAAGACTCTTGCATCGCCACAGGTTGCTGTTCTTCAGCAGGCTCACGCACAGTTGCCCAGGCTGACTGCCTGACATGAGAAGATTTGCGTCGTCCGTCGTGACGGCGACCATCTTTACGTCGTGGCTCTCTACGGCGATCCATAAGTGAGATCTTTTTTCAAGTGTAGACAAAAAAAGACCCTGTCAGATGGCTTGACTGACAGGGTTGATTCTCTTCCTTTTTAAGGATAATCAGGAAGGTTCCATGAACAACAGTTTGCTCCGTAAAGCTTCAGGTTGCATCTGGCTCAAGACACGCCAGGCGTTCTCAGGAGAGCGGCTCATAACTTCACCGAATTGCTCCCAGGACTGACCGTTGGGAACACCGACCTGACCAGCTGCGCCCACGGGGGGAGCAGGCATGTCGTACTGCTGCTGATAAACGGAGTCGGGGTTGTACTGACCCTCATCGTTGAAGGCTTCTTCGATGTCGACCGGAACCACTTCGGTAAAGTAACGATCGGTGTAATCGGCCAGGTGATCAGGATCGGTCAAGATCTGCTCCATGTTGGAAGCAATCTGAATGACTTGATCGGTTTTTTGAGCTTGCTCAACGAGCATGTCCTCAAGGGCACACGCGTAAGCATTCAAAATTCCGGGGGCTTCGATTCCGAAGTTACGAACGACCTCGGCGCTTGCCTCGCTTAGGCTCCGGTCCGTAGAAGCCCGAGAGGAAGTCTGGGTCTGTGAGACGCTGGTAGGCGAGGTCTGCTGAACCGGCTGCTGGTAAGCCCAAGGCTGGACCTGAGAAGGCTGACTGATCTGTGTTGTAGCCTGCTGTGGTGCCTGGGTTTGATACTGTGCTGCCTGGCTGGGGGATAGTGATTGGGAGGTTAGCACCCGCTCCAGAGAACCCATCGCTGCTTCCCAAGGGTTGCTCGGGGAGGAGCTGTACGTTGACGGGTTGTACTGGGGACTGATAGAAGGAACCGAAGCCGGTGCCGCCTGGGACGGCGGTTGGGCTGTAGGAACCGAAGCTACCGCCGGGGTAGCTCCTTGGACCACCCACTGCTGCGGAGAGGCGGTCGTTGAGCCCTGGTCGCTGATTACCGCCGGGGCTGCCGCCGGGGAGACCGGGCTCGGGGTCGAAGCTTGGATCTGCTGGCTCATAGCTACCCGAGTAAGTTAGTTCTTCCGCAAGGTGATCGAATGTCCTGTAAAGGAGCGGAGTGATATTCAGTCTAGGATCAGCCGCTAAAGGTTGATCAGGCGCAAGAGGATGCGGAGACTGCAACATCTGGTTTAATAATACCAGGAACTGCTGCATTGACGACTGAACTTGTCCAACCATTCTGAAAGGAAATCCTTTCAACATTTCGGCACGTTCAGACTCATTTTTATCAGGGAAAAGGTATTTAAGAGCTTCTACACTCTCAACACCTAATTCCTGCATGTTGCGGACGACCATTGACTTTTGTAGGACGTCATAAGCAGTGTCTTCGTAGACATCACCCTGGTATCTGTAGCTGACACTACGGTCACCATCTTCTGGTAGACCGATAACACCACGAGGCACCTTATTTTCGGTAAGTGCCTTCTGCATTTCTTGATTTAACTTGGTTTCGAACCGAATTGAAGCCTTGCGGAACTTATCAGCCGATTCTTCAGTGATTTCTTCAGGTTCTTTAGGTTCTTTTAAGTTTAGAGCCGCGATAAATGACTCGCGGAAGACTGTTTCTTGGTGATAAATCATCATCTCCAAGAGAGCACAGAAACCGTAAGTCAAGAAGCTCTTATTCTTTCTTGTTGCAGTCGCTTGGGCGCGACCCATCAAGCCTTTGATCTCTGTGGCAGTCGCACCTGCCGAAATAGAGATTTCATCGACTCCGCCGAGCGCTGTACGAATTTCTTCGCGTAAAAGAAGCGCATAACGGTTCATATCTCCGCTGATCGGGTCCGGAGTCATGTAACCGACTCGATCAGAAGGCTCGACGTTGGCAATAATGCGTGGAACACGCAAGCCACCGCCCATCGCAGAGCCAAAAGGCTCACTGGCGCGTGTTGAAGGCGTATTTTGACCCGCAAAACCAGACTGAGAACTGATTGTGGGTCTAAAAGTGCTTCCAGAGTCCGACGCTTCGAGTAAATCGGAGCGCGGACGGCTCGAAATCAACGTTGGGTTACCAAAAAACTCAATATTTTTCGAAATATTCCTGAGCATCTGGTCATGAAGCACAATTTGCTCCATGAAAGGGTCAAAATCACCCTCTCCTTCTGTTCCACTGGCGTTAGGTTTGTTTAAAACCTCAACAGCAGGGACAAATCCAAGTTGATTAGGTCTTTTTCGATCTGCAGTAAGTATTCCACCAGGCTCAAGCTCAAAACTAAGCTCAGTGTCTGACTCGTTTTCAGTAATTTCATCGGCAGTGATGCTTAAACGAACGTAACGCTTGTTCTGACCGTAAACATCACTTGGTAAACCGAGATTATTGTTCTTTACCTTGTAATCGTAAAGAATGACGACTTCTTCAATTTGACCATTAGCGTCGTGGTAGACACGATATTGCTTCTTATTAAAGAAATAAATCTGATATTTTAATTTTGGGTCTGGGCGAAAGTAAAACAGGCCGCAACCGTCGATCAAAAAGTTCCTGATAATTGCAGGAAACCTTATATCGAGACGGTTTAGCTCAATTACGTCATGAATAAACTTAGTTCTACTCTTATATGTATCTTGATCACAATAAAAAGACAAACCCTTCTTGATCATCAAGAGGGTCATTTGCTGAAGGTGGCTTAAGACCACCATTGTTGCAGCCTGGCTTGAGCGATCTTGAGTACGAGCTGCCTCAAGGATCTCTTCAAACTGATTACGGATGTCAACAGAAGCTGTCATTATTTATTAGACCTCATGACCGTCAGGCAAG